CATCCGCAATAAGATGGCCGAAATCGCAGAGCAATTTTATAAAGTAAATGTAGAAGGAGCTTACCTTGAGTACCTCGCTCGCACGGGCGAATCAGAATACAGCTCTTACGTGATCGTGGATATTGACTATGTTGATTCCCAGGCTTTTATTCACTATATGCTTGAGTTTGGCGCGGCTAAAGGGGATCCTTTTCCCCTCGCTGCCTATCTCTCGTCTGTAGAAGCCGTCCGTGAGATGTCTGTAACGGCCCCACCTTTGGATCTTGACGGGTTTTTAATGTTCCCCGTTCAAGATGTTTATGTCCGCTGGGCTGCGCATTACCATTATGGCGCACCTAGGGGCATGAACGACCTCTGATTTCGCCCTTGAGGGCGGCGTGTAGAAAAACCAGGTACAAAAACCGCCTGGTGCCCAAGCACGCCTCGGTAGCTCCGTCTCCCCAACAAAATAAATATACTAAAATTTAAGTTAATATCATACATATGTCAAGAAAGGCAACAAAACAAGAGCTTCGAGAGAAGCGTGCTGAAATTGCTCAGCTGGCCAAGTACAAACACACTACTGATGTCAGAGCTAAGAAAGGAAAAGGCAATCTCGCCTCAAAATTCATCACCTACATGGACCCGATGGAGCGAGACCTTGCTGAACTCCAATATGAACTCTGTCTATTGGAACCCGAAAAGAACGACCCCGTAGGAGTTCCTTTAGCAGTTGGTGGTGTGGCCCCCACTAGTATGAAGATCCGGTGCCGACAGCGCTCCAATTTCTTGTGCGATGCCACAGGAAACGCTGCCATCGCCGCATTCAATACTGCCGGACCCCAGGCTGCTGATTTCATAGCAAGCCCCGCCATTGGCAACGAAGACATCAATCGCGAGATGAATCGTCAAAATCACCTCCCGTGGTTAAACATTGGAGCTGGAGTTGTTCGACAGCCTCTGATGGTAGGCCAGATCACTGGCCCTGCCACTCCCGCCTTTGGTGCCCCAGTTCCGACCCTGCCGAACCTGGCACAAATCACCGCCTTCGATCCCCAGATTTCCCTCCTTGGAACTCAGGGCCGAATCGTTGCGCAAGAATTTCGTGTCTATCCCGCAGGAAATAACCTCCTATCCCAAGGAATCGGAGCTATTTTCGAAGCCACAACCAACGGCAGTGCTGCACTCAATGCAGTTACTATGGACCAAGCTTATGCTCTTCAGAGTGTGGATGCTAACGTCGTGACCCTTTCCAATTGGAGACCAGGGGAGAAATTTGCCTCAAACAGATTTCCTCTCCAGGTTGAAGATACGAATTGGTTGCCATGCCAAGCTCCTAGCGACATTTACCGAGTCCCATTCAACACCGCCGGCACTGTCTGGGCGGCGTTCTTTGCTCAAGGTTGTGCCGCTAATCAGCCCTTCACAGTAGAGCTGATCACCGTGTATGAGTATCGCAATAACGCATACCCCTTTGGAACTCCAAACCTTACCACCAACGCAGGCTTTGAGCTTACCGCTGGGATGAGGGCCGAACATGGCACTCCTGCTGGCACCGCCGCGGAGCTTGCTATGCACCGAGCTGGAGTCATGGCGTCTTCCCGCGCCCGCCAGATGGGGCAAAAACACGCCGCTGGCTTCTTCAAGTGGTTGAAAGATAGCGCTTTGCCCTTCGTGGGTAGG